CGAGGGATGTTATAAATTATAAAACATGAGCCAAAAAGATTTATTAAGGGAATTGAAGTTAACTATAGCAGACATGACTAAAGAAAAAAATGATGCTATTGAACTAGCTTCCACTAAAGATACTAAGATTAAACAGATTCTAACACAACTAGAACAAGCTACGGATGATGTAAAAGCTATGGGTAAAAAGATAGCTGAACTAGAAACCAAGCTTGATAATCAAGGTGTTAAAATAAAAAAAGAATGTAAGTGTTGACAAGGGAGAATGTAAATGTTAATACTTACACAACAACTAATAAATATAGAGGTATAATAATATGGCACAAGTAGAAGGAACAGCATACTGGGCATCTTTGTCAAGACCCAATGAAAAGTTTGAACCAATGTGGAGAATAGATTTAGCATTGGATGATGACACAGCAGCACAGTTTGCTAAAGAAGGTTTCACTTTAGGTGAAACAACTATTGATGGTGATACAGTTAAAAACATTATCAAGTTTAAAAGAAAAGTTTCCAAAAATAATGGGGATAAAAACCAACCACCTATGATAGTGGACGGAGCAAAGAAACCATTAGATAAAATAGTAGGTAATGGAAGCAAAGTAGTTGTGATGTATAAATCTTATGACTGGAATTACAAAGGTAAGACTGGTAAAGGTTTAGACTTACAAGCAGTTCAAGTTAAAGAACTAGTAGAGTACACACCAAGGGAAGACTTTGATGTTATTGAATCAGCAGAAGGAAATGCAGATAGTAATATTAAAGAAGACTTTTAGTAACTGCATATAGCCATAAGTTATAATGGCAGTTTCATTATACTTATCTCCAAAGGGGAGTCGGCTTCATAACTGGCTCTCCTTTTTTTTATACATAATTAATAACGAAGGGCGACAATGGAAGAAAATAATAATGGATTTATAAAGTTTCATTTACCATGTCCACTATGTTCAAGTAGTGACGCAGTATCTGTAAACAAAGATAACTCAGCTTATTGTTTTTCATGTCAACAATACATAAAGGAATATGATATGGAAATCACAGAGGGTACAACGAATGGTACTAACGAGTACCAATCAAAAAACTTATTAGCTGAATCTAACTACGCAGAAATTGTAGATAGAAACATTAAGGAAGAAAGTTGTAAGAGGTACGGAGTTACAGTTAAGATAGATACGATGGGTGCTATCACACACCATTACTATCCTTATCATGATAAACAAGGTGCAAAGATTGCAACTAAAACAAGGTTCACTAAGCTAAAAGAATTTAGTATTCAAGGTAATACTAAAATGTCAGGCTTATTCGGTGAACATCTATTTCAAAAAAATAAATATATAATTATAACAGAGGGTGAGTTAGATTGTTTATCAGCTTATCAAATGTTTAAGACTGTTAAATATGAAACACCAGTTGTTAGTATTAAGAATGGTATTACTTCGGCAGTTAAAGATATCAAAGGAAGTTTAGATTACTTAGAACAATTTGATAACATCATTATAAATTTTGATAATGACAAGCATGGTCAAGAGGGTGCATTAAAAGTAGCTGAACTATTTAGTCCAGGAAAATGTAAGATAATGTATTTACCTGAAGGATTAAAAGATGCTTCTGATTGCTTAAGTAAAAACAGTATTCAGATTTATACTAAAGCTTTTTGGGATGCTAAGTTATATGCACCTGATGGTATCATTAATGCTAATGTTTTGTTTGATGAGATTGCTAAACCAATCACGAAAGCTTTTGTTCAATATCCTTTTGAGGGTATGAATAAAATTACTTATGGTATCAGACCATCTGAATTAGTTACCTTTACAGCAGGTTCAGGACTAGGTAAAACTCAAGTGATGAGAGAAGTTGTACATCATATGATTAAAACTACAGAAGATAATATTGGTTTGCTTATGTTAGAAGAAACACCAGTCATTACTTCTAAAGGTTTAATGAGTGTGGAAGCAAATCAAAGATTACATTTACCTGATGTTCATGTAAGTAAAGAAGAACTTAAAAACTATTTTGATGCAACAGTAGGTACTGGTAGAGTATTTATGTTTGACCACTTTGGTTCTAACTCAATTGATAATATTGTTTCAAGAGTTAGATACTTAGCTAAAGGTTTAGATTGTAAGTATGTTATCATTGACCATGTTAGTATCATTGTATCAGACCAACAACATGGAGATGAACGAAGAGCATTAGATGAAATTATGACTAGGCTTAGAACTCTTGTACAAGAAACAGGATTAGCTATGATAGTTGTATCTCACCTTAGAAGACCTGAAGGTAAAGGTCATGAGGAAGGTGCTGCAACTTCACTCTCTCAACTTAGAGGTTCGGCAAGTATAGGTCAGCTAAGTGACATGGTCATAGGATTGGAACGAGATGCACAAAATGATGACCCAGTAATAAGAAACACTACAAGGGTAAGAGTATTAAAGAATAGATTCTCAGGTACTACTGGTCCATGTTGTGATTTATTATACGACCCTGATACTGGTAGACTTAAAGAAATTAATCTTGATGAAATTTAAACAAGTCGTTTTTGATATTGAAACAACCATGACCACCGATAAGGTGTGGTGCATTGTATGCAAACATGGTGATGACTATTATCAATTCAAAGACGGAAAGAATCTTCATCGCTTTGAGGAGTTTGCTAAACAGACAGAAGAATTTATTGGACATAACATTATAGGTTTTGATGTTCCTGTTTTAAATAAGTTCTTTGGTTCGGATATATTTAAACACTGTAAGTTAACAGACACCTTAGTATTATCAAGATTGTTTAATCCTATTATAGACGGAGGACATTCTCTAAAAAATTGGGGTACAAAACTAGGACAGAATAAGATTCAGTTTGAACAGTTTGATTTTCTTACAGAAGAAATGTTAACCTATTGTAGAAACGATGTAGCCTTAACAGAAAAACTTTATCGCTTCTTAAAAAGAAAGATGGGTACAGAGTTTGGAGAGTCTGTTGAGTTAGAACATAAGACAGCAGAGATAATTCAAAAGCAACATGAGTTAGGTTTCAAGTTAGATATTGTAGAAGCTTATGGATTACAAGCAATGTTTCAGGAAGAGATGAATAGATTAACCTCTAAGGTTAGAGAAAGTTTTCCACCTTTAAAAATAGAAGAGGAGTTTATTCCTAAGTCTAACAATAAAGCAAGAGGTTATGTTAAGGGAGTTCCTTTTACAAAGGTAAGTTATAAAGTATTTAATTTAGGTTCAAGACAACAGATAGCTGAACGATTAATGTTACTTGGGTGGAAGCCTAAGAAGAAAACAGATAAGGGTCATGTTATTGTGGATGAAAAAGTATTAAGTCAGATACATAATATTCCTGAGGCTAAATTAATTAACAGGTTTCTTATGCTACAGAAAAGAATTGCTCAAGTCAGTTCTTGGATTGAAGCAGTAAGAGAAGACGGAAGAGTACATGGTAGAGTAATTACCAATGGTACAATTACAGGGAGGATGAGTCATCAGTCGCCCAACATGGCTCAGATTCCTGCTGTGTACTCTCCGTATGGAAAAGAATGCAGAGCATTATGGGTAGTAAACAAAGGATATAAACTAGTAGGTGTTGATGCTTCAGGTATTGAACTAAGGATGTTAGCACACTACATGAATGATAAGGAGTACATACATGAAGTCGTTAATGGAGATATACACACAGCAAATCAAATTGCTGCTGGTTTGGAATCAAGAGATAAGGCGAAGACTTTTATCTACGCATTCATCTATGGAGCAGGTTCAGCCAAACTTGGAAGCATCATCGGAGGTTCGACAGCAGATGGCGAAAGAGCTAAAGAAAAATTTCTTAGAGCAACACCAAGTCTTAGAAGCTTACGAGCAAAAGTGGAACGAGTGGCTGAAAGACGATGGGTCAAAGGACTTGACGGAAGAAAAATAATTATAAGACATACTCATGCTGCATTGAATACTTTATTGCAAGGAGCAGGTGCTATAGTTATGAAGAAGGCATTGACACTGCTTGAAGAATATGTTAAGATAAAACAAATCAAAGCATTTCCAGTTGTAAATGTACACGATGAATTTCAATATGAGGTTGAAGAAAGTAGAACCGAAGAGTTTGGAAGACTAGCAGTACAATCAATTATAGATGCAGGTAACCAATTAAAAGTGAGGTGTCCATTAGATGGAGAATATAAAGTCGGAAACAACTGGTCAGAAACGCATTGATACATTAGCTATAGATATCAAACAATTGATAGCTGATATATCTAATGGAAAACCTGCCAACATGACTGAAGAAAATATAAATGTATTTCTTCAGAATATTAAAGAAGCTGTATTAGCTTGGAACAAACCTGAAGACAGGTCAGCTAACAGAGGTAAGCTTAGAATGTCTGTCATAGGTAAACCACCTAGACAATTATGGTATGATAAGCATAGTCCTAAAGAAAGAAAAGATGATGATGCAGGATTAAATTTAAAATTCTTATACGGACATATCATTGAACATCTTGTTTTATATCTTGCTGAATTAGCAGGACATAAGATAGAAGACCAACAAAAGAAAGTTGAGATAGATGGTATTACAGGACATATAGATAGTCAGATAGATGGTGAAATATGTGATGTTAAATCAGCTTCATCATTTAGTTTTAAAAAATTTCAATCAGGTGAGATAGTGGGCGATGACCCCTTTGGTTATCATGCCCAGTTATCAGGATATGAAACAGCTAATGGTACTAAAGCAGGTGGCTTTCTTGTTGTTGATAAGTCAACTGGTGATATGTGTTTTTATAAACCTGATGACATGGCTAAACCTAATGTTAAAGATTTAATTAAAACTTTAAAAGATACTATGGTAATGGAGAACCCACCTGTAGATAAATGTTATGAAGATAAAGTAGAGAAGAATGGTAACAAACAATTAGCTATAGGTTGTCAGTATTGTCCTCATAAATTTGAGTGTCATGCAGATACCAATGAGGGTAAAGGTTTAAGAATATTTAAATATTCTAATAAAAATAATTACTTAACTCATGTAGAGAAGCTACCTAATGTAGAAGAAATAACAAGTCAATACAAAGAACAACTAACAAATTACATTAAAACAGTATGAAATGTTTCTACTGTAATTCAGAAGTAAGATGGAATAATGATTTTGATGCAGAGGATGTAGACCCTGATTCAGAATATACTATTGTTAGTATGTATGAATGTGATGAATGTCATACTTGGTATGAAGTATATCAAAATAAAAAGGAAAAGAAATGAACGCAAAACAAATGAAATATATTAGAAGAAAAGCTAAACATATTCTTGTTGAATGGTTAATGTCTTTGTTAAGTAAAGAAGAGGGAGAGAAGATTACATTTAAAAATGTGTTTAATTTTCTTCCTGATAAGACACATTACTATCAAGGCTCTACTATTAAATTACAGCCTTGGTCTTTCAAATGGATTGTTAAGAAATTAAAATTCAATTCAGAGTTGACATATGAACAATTGCATGATATGCTACAACCATCAGAAAAACAATTAAGAAGAATGGAATCAGAAGGAATAAAATTTAATGACTAATGCTAGTTACTTTAATAAAGAAAAACCTATTGAGAAACAAGAAGGTGGCACACATTATTCTAAACATAAGATTCAACCTTATAAATTTATTAGGGAGAATGAATTATCTTTCTTTCAAGGTAATGTCATAAAGTATGTTGTCCGTTATAAAGATAAGAATAAAGAAGAAGATTTAAAAAAAATTATTCATTACTGTGAATTAGAAATTGACGAAATGAATAGAGATAAATGGAGAGAAGAACATGATTAG